GCATATTCTCTCTGCTGCGCGTCAACGAAGATGAATTCTTGCATCATGGTATCGATGCTTTTAAGCATCAGTTGTGTACCTGGCAGAATCGTCTTAATCACATCCACAAACTTATCATTCACAACTTCACTCTTGCGAGTGTTGTAAAACCCATCATCTTCTTCCTGATTCGACTGAAGTTCGCTAGTTTGGAACCGTAAAGGTCTCATGACCGTCAGTGGTTCGCCGTTCTTCAATCTATGCTCAAGAACAGTCAGCATCAGCGGCATGCATTTCTGCAAGAAAGCTTGTGCCCGTTCTTGTTCTTCTCTAAGGGTCGTGGCCTTCTGCATCAACTCTTTAAAGCTCCCGTAACTACCGGGAGCTCTTTTCGCTGAAGCTATCTTGGCGTCTGGCCAAACGACTCTCTTAGACATTAATCACCTACGCGGTTTGTTGAATATCGCCAAGGGTGAATTCGTAGAATACGAAGTCAAGACCTTGAACAGGCATATACTCGACCTGAACGGTCGCGGTATTACCTTGGATAGTAACAACAAACGTATCTAGGCGGAAACCATTCGGTGCAATCGAACCAGAGCTGGTGATGATATTCACATCAGGAGCGTTCAGCGAGATCAGAGCGGCTGCAACTGCGTTCTTGATGGACGAAGCAGCACCATTCGACACTTTACGACCAATGAAGATGTCTTCGGCAACTTGACGAAGAGTCTTGTTGACGTAGAAACTAGCTTGCATCACAGATCCACGATTGTAGACGAACGAGCTGTCAGTTCCGTAAGTGGTATTGTCAACAACCCAGCGGAATCCGCCAGCAGCCTTCTCCAAGAACAACACGCCAGAATCGATGGCCAAGTCGTAATCAAGAGCAGGATTGAAGTCACCAGCCGAAACACCAGTAGCGGGGTTGATGAAGTGGCCGATTGCTTGAACCTGAGGATATTTGTGAGTCAAAGGCTCACCAACAGCTGTACCACAACGCATTCCCATTGCAAAAGCAGCAGTGACATGCGGATGCTTGTAAACTTGGTTCGACTGAGCGTCAACCATCAAGCAATCCTGCATTGCAACTTGCATGAATTCAGAACCGATATTGGCAATAGCTGCAAAGGCTGCAGCTTTAGTGTTCAGACGTAGACCACCCCAACCGCCAGCTTCCTTCTTGTTCTTCACGTCAGCGCGGAGGCGGAGGTGAGAATCTTGAGCAGCCTGAACTGCAGCCAAGACATAAGTGGAACTAGGATCAGTGTAACCTTGAACAGCGTCGCCGATGTCAACAGAAGCGTCTCTGGAGATTGCGCACAACAGGTTGTTGTAATCTTCAGACAAGCTTGCAGCCATACCGTTGGCGAAGTCGGAGTTAGCCGAAGCGCCTTTGGCACCGCCGGTCAAGAAGACCGAGGAAACGTTATCGATGATTCCAACTACCGGAGTAGCTTCGATCACTGCAGAAACGTTTGCAGACGTGTTGAGCAAGTCAACAAGTTCTTCTTGAATTCTGTACAAAGGAACTGCTGCCGATTTGATCGAAGTAGCTGCGATCGGGTCGAGGTCGGTTGCAGGTGTGGAGCTCAGAGACGTGGTCAAGACGCTAGCAGCGTAACCGGGCTGTGCATTCACATAGTCGCATAGCGACTTCATAGTGTAGTTCTTCAAGGGAACGTTTAGGGCAACAGACGAGTCAGTTTGACCAGTCAACACGGTCACTAAGGCTTTAGCGGTTTGGCTAGAACCTGAGATAGCTGCAGTTGCTGCAGTTCCGTTTCCAGTGTACTGAATCTGGAGAACTTGTTGAGCTGCGTTCTCACCGAGAGCTTCGGTTTTAGCTCCAACGCGTGCGATTGAAATTTGCTTTTGAAGACCAGAATCACCAGCGGTCACGATGACAGACAGATCGTTTCCAGGACGTCCCCATGCTAAGTCAAGGACTTGAATGATGGGCGAACCAGATTTAGCCAACAGAGCCGAAGCTTGAGTCGAGGCGTTAGTTTTCCAAACGATGATCGTTCCAGCACCACCAACACCATTTTGTTTTGAAGGGCGAGCTGCTGCAACTGCGCAATCAACTAAAGGACCATCGCCAAACATGGCGATCAGATCGCCTAGGCGAGTCGAGGGGAAAGACAGAAGACCAGTTACAGAGCCAGGAGCTCCCGTAGTAGCTTCGCCAACGATCATGCACACATCAGCTGCGCCGATGCTATCAGATCCTGCCGAATTGTCCACTGTAGTGATTGAGTACGCACCAGGTTTTCTGATGGTTGCTCCGCCGAATGATTTCTTAATGCCCATTGTATGCTCCTATAACGCTTACGATTTAATACTTTGCCAACGCATCTTTATATTTATCTGAAGGTTCTTTATCTGTAAGCCCTAGACTTCTAAAGAAAGCGTGGATCTCTGCTTCTTGTCTAGGCCTAGCTAATCCCTTGGCTATGCTTTGACTGATGAACGTATTAAAGGTCATCACTTCGGACATCGCAACTGTTTCAACAGTTTGCAAATTATCCTGTTGAGTAAGCTTTCTTTTCTTGCTCATGGGTAATTATATCTCAAATTTAAAGCTGGTATTTATGTGGTGAATCTAGTCTTCGGTCGGAAGGCCGTCAACTGGAGTTCCATCAATGATCACGCGATCGATCAGCTCAACTAAGTCTGAACGCCAAGTGTCGTCGACTTTACCTGTCAGAGTCCAGAAGCGCGTGAAGACTCGGTCTCCAAGGTATTCTTGATTGCGATTGAAGTCAGAGCCGTGATAGCTGGCAACATAAATGCCCCGACTGATAAGATCAAACTTTCTTGACAAAACGAAATACTTCAACAAGATGTACAACCACTTTACAGTCAGAGCGTCTTTGGCATGAACACCAATGACCAATTGAATGTCTGAAGTTACACCACGGATTTCTGAGACAGTGTAGTCAAGCGGAGACTTAATGTATCCAGGAGCTAGGATAGAGACTTCGTCTTGTTTAGGCACAAAAAAGTTACGCTGACCTGGAGTGTTGTCAATACCGCCTACGATCGTGTGTTCGGTTCCTTGATCATCCACATAGACTAAGCCTCTGAACGCATTGGTGAGGTCTACGGAGTCAGGAATGGATACTTTTCCGGATATTGGATCATAGGCTGTAGGCTGGATGTTTGGAATTACAGTCAGGGCCGCAATGTCAGCTGGATCAACAAGGAAGTCTGTTTCAGAGCCGTAATCGTCGTTCAGGTGAGCTCTACGTTTATCCTCGTCATCGTTTCCGACCACGATCGAGAAACAAAAGTTGTGAGCTTCCACGTCTGAATAGCTATAGACCACTGGAAATTCTTTGGCAGTCATCATGGTCTTGATTTTGGCGATCTCAGTTGCACCGTATTTAGCAGAATTGTAGGCCCTAGTCAATTGAGTGAAGACATCGTCTATAATAGACGGGTTGTTTCTGACGTTTTGAATCCCATCACGGATGATGGACTCAACTATCAGCTCAGGAATGTTAAAACCCATTACGGTAATATCGACAGCCATGGTGTATTTTATCCAGTTACTTCAAGATTGTCTTAATAACATCTTGCAATTGTTGTTCAACCACCAACTCAATTTCCTTGAAGATCTGGTAGCCTTTAAAGCCTGGGTGACGCCAATCTTTGCCGTTCTCAGATACTGTCCGGTAGGTCATGTAAACGCTTGAGACCTTCCCAGACGGGTGGACGTACTGATATTTGACTAGATTATCAAACTTAGCGTTGAACGCTTCCTTGATCGTGGCCACTTTTCCATTAATGGGATTACCGTCTATGTCTTTGAATACCTTGGACAATTTCTGTTGTTCGCCCTTCGCATTCATGGCGGTCATCTGTTTTAAATCCGTGGCAAGATCACCTGTTTTAGATGGTTTATCGTTCTGTTTATGCTCAAACGGAACGTGGGCATACTTCTGACCCTGAGCTCCTTTTTGAACCCACGGTTTACCTGATCGTGAACCTACCGATACCGTCTTCGTGGATTTCAGCATCAATTCGCGGATCGAATATGCTGCAAAGCCCTTTTCTAGCCGGTCTGCAGCTTCACCATCCAAATAGATCAGGTATTGGTCGTTGCCTAGAGTCTTGAATCTCAGAGCTTTTAAATAGTCGGATCGATTCTTTGGGTCCGCGTTCATCCCCTGCATCTTTGCAACCATAGCAGTGTACGCAGCATGCGCCACGTTCTTTACGGCCATGTTGAGTTCTTGCTCAACCAGAGGTGCCAGGTTTTCTAGGGATTTGCCGAGTTGCTCTGCAATCAGCTTCAGTGAAATGTCAGCCATATCAGTATTGTATCAAAAAGGAAGTTCCTAGAAAGCCAATCGATTCTGAGTCAATATAAAGCACGTCAGCACTAATTACCGAGTTCCAGCTACCAGGCGATCAACTCCTGGAGTTGTCGTTTGCTCGTTGTCCTCTCAGTGACTCTCTAGGAACTATAAAAGGTCGGGGTAGCCGGGCGTTAACCGGCATGTTGAGCGCGACTCCACCGTTACTTTACGGCCATACCCCGATAAAATCAAACATCAAAAACGCGATAAAGAAAGTACTCAGCTTTGTCTCGAAGTAACGCAGCCAAGAACACAACATGAAAGACGTCGTTCGACCAAACCTGGCGAAACGATACCATTGTGATGATCAAAGACACCAACACCGATGCAGCTAAGGTCACAAGAAGGCTACCAGCACTAGCTTCCAGGTTGGCTTGTAGTTCCTTCAAGTACTCACGGACCGTCAGTTTCTTAGACTTCATTTGACGATACACATACTGAGCACCCAAAACAACAACTACAGCCAGTCCAATCGAGGCCACAGAGAAGTTCATTACGCTTTGCATATTAGGTCCAGGCCGTGATGACTTTGCGCTTAGGAATGCGTTCTCCAAGCACCCAAGTGGTTACACTGGAATCCAGCTTGCCACGGAAAACTTCGAGTTGCTCACGTTTGTCAAATGACTCAACGCGATAGAGACCGTGGATGTAATAGCTTTCGACAATACATAGCTTAAACATATAGATCTCCTTTATTTAGTTGAAACGTTGATCTTTTTTCATCCAGTTATTGATCAAGCCAGAGCAATACTTTTTGAGTTTGGAATCGTCCATGGGACTACCCAACTTTACGTTGCCAGCTTTGATCTCTTGGAACAAGCGTTGACGCACCACTTTACGAATGTCTTTGGTGACCAACGTTTTGAGAGATTCTCCAGGATTACGGTTATGAACCGCTCCGCCCAAAGCTTCGATGAGGAAGCTAAAGACTGCATCTTTTTGAGACAGTTTATTTGAATTCACTGCTTGATTTTGATCTAAAGTTTCTGCTGCACTTGTTTCCACGTTCCCCTCCAGGAAAAGCTTTGTTATTCAGACATGAAGATTGTAACTACCCGTTTTTGGGTGGTCAACTACTTCCTGAGAGCCTCGAAAAGAATTTCCTGTTGACTTTTAAATCCACCGTGGCCATTATGAACGTCGATCAATACCTTGTCTGCCAGATTCGATTTATTGAAAGCATCTACAAACATTTGTTGTTCGAGTTCTTTCTTCGTGAAATCGAAGGATTGGCCGTCATCGGTCACTATATCGAAGTTGGACGTAGTCAATAGTATCAATCTGATATTATCTTTGCCAGTGAAAGGTTTTTCGTCCATAAGATCCACCTCCATATCGTAAACGTACTCACCTGAGTAGCCACGATAGATCGGAGCGTAGACCAGTTCACCTAAATGTGTACGATCGAAAATGACTGGGACGTCAGATTTCAATAGGCGAAACATATTGACGTTGCACTCGTATTGATACTGATACCGGGCCTGATTTGGAGACAAAGCTTGAGTGTAATACGGAAGCACTTTGGGCTTGTCGTAATGAATCATAAGGTGGTAGCCCAGCTCATTTAAAATAGACTGGGATAGGGTAGATTTACCTAGACGATCAATTCCATCGATCAAAAATTTACTTGGGTACATTGAATCCACTCCCCTATGTATACATTCTAGACTCGTGGCTAGAAGTTTTACATGAAATTATTTTATGCGTCTTAGAGTGATACAGGAACGAACTGTTTTGTTGACACAGTCGCCACAATCTTCGTATTACCATACTCAGTTTCTTCTAGGCCTTTGAATTCAACCTTGACTTCTGTACCAATTTGAATCGCTTGAAACTGGTCAGCCAAAGATTCAATTCCTTGAAGAAGAACTGTCTCATTATTGGACTGTCGTACAGCAAAATTGGGAGACCCTGGAAAACGACCCTCAACGGGTCCTAGGTAGATTCCGTAAACTGGAGTTTTTAGGTTCTGAGTTTTGGTCAACATTATTTGTCTCCTAGCATTTTGAGTATTTTATCTTCGTCACGGTCATAAACGTGAAGATTATGGACGTAGTGAGTATAATTGCCAATCTCCAGGTCAGGGTAAACTTCACGAAGATCGTGTTTCATTTTAAACATCAACGAAATAAACCAAGGAAGATCATAGACCAAACCTAAGGTCAGATCGTTGGATCTCATGTTGATGGTCAAGTTGAGTTTGTTGTTTCGAATCATGAAGATACCGTGGAGCGTGCAAGTCTGGTCCTTATTGCCCATCCATTGATGCTCAGGTAAGGAGAATCGAAGAATTGCTTGACGAGTATCCTTGTCTGCAACTAACGATTCGAACGCCCATTCCCAAGGTGTGCGGTATTTGGGCATGAGCTTGGTGACTTTACCTGGACCACCGTCTGTAGATACGAACAGCGGGTGATCTATGCTCTCCTGTTCAAACGGGTTGCCGTGAGAACGGTTCTTCCATATGAGGTAACCATAGGCTGAATTGACTGTGCCATCTGGATTGGCAAGCTTACCCCAGAACTTTGATGCCTTCATAAAGTCTTCAACTCGATTAGAGCCTGAGTCGTACAAGTCAAACTCTTTTTGTGAGTATGAAGCAATCACAATATTACGTTCTGCGTCTTTGGTAACGATAGGGTCGATAGTTGGTTTGGTGATGGTGAAGGAATAGTTGAGCTTTTCACGGACGCGCTGACCACGAGGTTCTGATGTGTATTCATAGTTGTAATACACGTCTCTCATGGTCTCAAGGTAAGCTTCGTGAACAGTCTCATAGACTTTATTGCTCATCTAGATTTCTCTTTTCTGAACACTTTGTGCAATACTTATAGGCTTCGCTGAATCCTACATAATTTTTCCAACGATGGTTACAACCCTTGTGATCATCGAAGTTGATCGTAATCGCTATGTTGATTGGAACACTTCCGTAAGAAGCTCCTAGAGCTGGGTGAGCTCCAGGTTGACGTTCAGTTGGAGCTTCAAATAATTCAGGACGCTCTTTATACATATCCAAGAAGTTACGGTGCATCTCTATAAGATCACCTTGACTAATCATTTTGGCTCTCATCCTACTACCCCTTTATTGTTATAAAGAATTCTGTACGATTCACCAATTCTATCGACTTCACTCGGCGGTTTTCAATAAATTTGTTTAGTCCGATTTTGGTGAAGCCGTCTTTTCCAGACTTTTCAACGAAATCTACGAATAGAGCTTCCACGTTCACTGGCAACACTTTCGAATAATAAGGTCCTCCATATCGACGCTTCGTCCCCTTTATATCTAGCAAGTAAATATCTTTACGAGTCGTAATTCGAATTGTGGCTTTACCCACGTCGTGGTCTAGGACTTCTGGGATAAATAAAGGTTTAGGCTTTTTCTTGAACCATCCAAACATTTAATACCCCCGCTTTTGACGATCAATATTCTCTTTGTTCTTGGTCACATATAGTTTCTCGAGTAGTTGACCGTCAACTCCAAGAGCCAGCCCGATATTCATAAAGAAATGAAACATGTCTGCGTATTCATACAAGAGCTCGAGGTGTTCCTCGTCAGTCATGGCACCAGCCTTCTGCTCAGGACTATATGTCTTCCACTCTTTGAATGGTAGCCTCTCCAGCAATTCAGCGAATTCTAGGGTGAGATTTCTCCACTGAACCGTGATGTCGTTAATACATTCCATGTACGGGGCCATCTCATAATCAACACCCCGTCCCCTTGCTGCCAGATGCTTCTGAAGCTTCATCTGTATATTAAACATGTCTACAAGGGGATCGTTTAATTTTGGTACATCGCTGGTAAACAAACTGGCGCAGCTATTCTCAGGATTTACGGTTTTTGTTTTGTTTCGAGACATATTCCCTCAAAAATTGTATTGTTATGATACCTAGAAAACTATTTTGTACAGACTTTACTTGGAGATTATACATTGGCTACAACAAGGGGTGAACGATGAAAAACAAATCGAGCGAAGCAGTGATTGCGAAGTATCTGAGCCAGATAGACTCAGGACCTTTATTAACTCGCGCTGAAGAGGCAGCGTTAGTGAAGAATATTGAAATATACCAAAAAGAGATTCTAGATAACTGTCTGAAATCAGAATTCGCCAAAGTCGAGTTGTTGTCTTATCTTAAGAGCCTTCAAAGCTCTGGCGTAGAAATTGTAGACATCTCCAAGAAATTGGATGAAGATTCCAATGCAGAACTGGTTGCGAAGATCAGCGAGTCGTTTACGAAGTTGGTGGTTGAACTGCAAGCAAATAATATGTCTGGCGTGCAAGATTTACTGAATGAAGTTGGGTTATCTGGAACCATCATTCACGGAATCGTCACTGAAATCAAAAAGACTCACACGAAGATCTACGATGTTGAACAAAAAGTGAAGCAAATTACCAAGTGGTTTGGTAACCGCACCTTCGACGTTGTAATTGAACTCATCGGCAATATTCGAGGTAACGCTGAGATTCGTCTCAAACTTCGTAAAGAACTGGGATTCACCGAAATCCAAATGATGAATAAATGTGGTGAGTGGGAGAACACGATCAAAGAATTCGATGAAACCAAAGCCAATCTTCCTAAAGGCATTACGTTTCAAGACGTAAAAACCTCGTATTCAGCATTGGCTACCTCAGAGCATCAGATGAAAGGTTCGAAGAATCAATTGATTGAGCGTAATCTCCGTCTTGTGGTCTCTAGAGCCAAACACTTGAAAGATCGTGGACTTGAGTTCGAAGATCTGATTCAAGAGGGTAATATTGGTCTGATGAAAGCCATTGACAAGTATGATTCCTCGAAGAAAACCAAAGTGGCTACATACGCCACATGGTGGATTGATCAATCAATGCGTCGTGCTATTTCCAACAAAGGCAAAACTGTTCGTATTCCTACCCATATTGAATTCCTTCAGACGAACCTGAGTGCTTTAGCTCACAAGTTGACTGGCACTTTAAAACGTCCTCCGACTCTTAAAGAACTTTCTGAGGCTTCTGGAGTTGAATTAAAAGTTCTTGAGGAGCTCGAGACCCGCGCTCTCCATGAAGTTGGAATCGAGGAAGAGCTTTCTTCTGGTATCGCGTTGATGGACGTTCTTCCGTCTGACGCAGCTAATAATCCGTACGTTCTGACTGAGAACAAGATCTTGCGCGAAAGGATTCGTCAGATTTTGGCGACTCTGCCTCCTCGTACGGAGAAGATCATCCGCCTTAGGTATGGTATCGGAGAAGTTCCGTCTGACCTTCTTCACCATGATACGGATGAAAAAGAAGAAGGACTGACCCTGCAAGCAATTGGTGAGCACATTGGAATCACCAAACAGGGGGTTCGGGTCGTTGAAACGAGTGCACTCAAAAAAATCAAAAAGAAAGCGGGGAAATATTTCGATGGACAAAAGTAATATGGAATCAGCAATATACGTACTATGTTTGGTTTCGATGTTTACCGGGGTTATGATGTTTGTCGGCATAAAGAATATAGTGGTTATCATTTCCAACTATCGATCGTCGTTGAAGTTCCCTAGGCTTCAACATTTAAGCGATGAATTCGTTGAAATGAATATCACCTGTAAGCCGCATACATGGACTCGGACTACTTTGGCGCTTAGGGGACTAGACCCCGGGTCGTACTTGGTATGTACTTCATGCGGTTTGGTATCTGGACATCATTTTCGTCTTAACGAACCCGGCCTCGAGGTATTAAACAATAACACGAAACTCAATGCCGTAAAGGCTCAGAGGGAAGAGTGGGAAGTAACTAGAACTCAAGAGATTTTAAATGCTGATTTTGAGTTTTGGACAAAGACCTATTTGAAGCACTTTGGGTTTTCAGCGGCTGAAGACTTGGAACTGCTCCGGCAGTTCAGTAAATTCACGGTTGAATCTGTTAACGACGCGACGCATCGTGCGCTCCGCGAATCAAAGGAGAAGTTTAAATGAAAACGTGGGATGAAACAAAGGCCGAGATTCTGAAGCATATAGAAGTTACGCTTCCTCAGAGTCTCGCGCCCCAGATGATTGACTCGCTCCAAAACATGGAGTCCGGTCGGTTGCTGGTTGATGCAATGGTTTCGTACGTCAGAGCCAAAGACGTAAGGCACCAATATGAGCTTGATGCCTTGAAGGATTGGCCCTAACCGTTCTCGCCGGTAGTATTCGTATGATTGTCAAAGGGACCCTCGACTAGGTCCTGATTGGTGTTGATGTCACGACGTCGGAGTAAGAACTCCTTGGTCATCATCCATTGCTCTGGGAACTTGACGAATTCAATCCCTTTGACTGTTTTGTATTGACTGAATCGAACCACGTGCATGGCTTTTACGGCTCTAAATTGTATGTGGGTTTCGTAATGGATCGAGTATATCACATTATCGGCAGGCTTACGGGCGCCTGTCTTGGTGAGCCAAATGATGTTGCCGTTTTGGTCCATATCGAAGTCGGTCTGCTGATAGTACTGAACGTTGTTTTTATCAACAACTACGTTGACTCGGCATGCACGATACTTCAGAACGTCGGTGTTGGTACCAGGTTTACGAAGAACCCGTTGGTAGTAGATCTCAGTGAAGTCCACAAGCTCAACCCTGGTAAAGTACTGAAGCTCAATCCCTATAGGAAAAGACATGTAGACAGTGTTGCCATCGTGATCACCGCCCTGACTCATCAGGCGCTCGTTCTCTTGATTGGAAATGAAGGCCTTGCATTCTATGCAGTCTACATCCATGAAGCCAGAACCGTTGCACAGCGGACAATCGATCTCGTGTTCCGCTCCGTCAACTGATTTGACATTAGGGCAATAGAAACTACGAAACACCTTGATGTTGACGCCTTTTTGACGAATTAGAGTGTCAAAGTCCTTAGGGTTTAAATCAACCCGGCCTCTGGGGTCTGTCTCTTTACGAATTACTCCGTCTTTGACATTCCAGCCTTCGGCTTTACCGGTCGTTGCGTTATTAGTTATCGGATTCTTGTTCGACATCTTTCATCTCTCTTTTCAATTCTTCCTTGAGTTTTTGTCTGGTGATTTTACCCACCAGCCTTTTTACTTTACCAGAAGGCTTGATGTCAGAACTCATCCACCACTCTTGGAAGGTTCTTTTGTAAGATCTCACTTCTTCAGATCTTCCTGCTCAGACTCAGGTAGATCGACGGAAATATTACCCTTCGGGTCCTTCTGAAGCTTACGACCAAAGTAAAGACCTGCGCAAACCATAAACATATTCAAGGTCTCCGTGGGGTTGATTCCGCCGAGTTGACCTGACCACTTACCTACGATCGAAACGATCCAGATGTTGAAGCTGAGGAACACCAAGGTCAAAGACACGGAACCACTGCCAGTCTTTGAATCTCGGATCATAGGGACTGGAACACCTTTAGCGTTCATGTCGCTTACGAATTTCTTCCATTTTGCGAATAGCTCGTGCATGCTCAACCTCAAATAAAAACGGGGTGGTTTAGCCACCCCGGAGAACCTGGATCTTTTGACTGGTACAGCCAGTACGCGAGTTCTCCAGGACGGAATTAACCGATTTTCAAATACTATCCCAAAATCTTCTTGGCTTCCTCAGGGCTGATGCCCAAGAGAGTCGCCATGTCTTCAACTTCGTTGAAAGACTTTACAAGTGAAGCAGAACGTTGGCCGTCCTGAGCTGCGAGAGACTTCTTCATGTCTTCGGCAAACCAAGTCGTATCCAAAGACTTCTCGATGAGATCGTTGATGTCTTCAGACTTCTTCATCTTCATTTCTTTAGGTTCTTTTTCTTCGCCTTCTTCTTTAGGTTCTTTGCCTTCTTTTTTCATCTTCTTCGCTTCTTCGTCAGCTTTCAGCATGGTCTCAACAAAATCACCCACGTTGAAGTGGAAGTTACGGCCGTTGGTGTTTGCTTTCAACAGAGCGTTCTCAGGAGTCCAGTCAAAGCCTTTTTTCATGCCTTCGACCTTCATGTTATTCACTTCAGCTTGGGCACGTTTGTTGTCTTTAGCTGTATCAATGTGAACGCCAAGGTCTTTCGACTCTTCCGTCATCTGGGCAGTGTCATTCGACTGATCTTCTTCTTTAAGAATGTGCTTAGCGTCTTCTTCAGACTTCTTCATCTTCTTAGCTGCGTCTTCTTTTTTCTCAGCTTCAACTAGTTTCTTCGGATCTTTAGTTCCGTGCTCTTTTTCTTCCATTGCCATAATCTTTTTGGCAGCTTCCTCTTTAGCCATGGCTTTTTTCATCTTCATTTTGCCCATAGCATTTTTGACTTTTTCGTTGTCAACGCCAACCGACTCGAGGTTCTTTTTGATCATCTTTTTACGCATGCCTTTTTCGTGCATCCGTTCGATTGCTTTAACGAGGATGTCTTCAGATTTGTTCATCTGCTCGACAAGTTCAACAGTTGATTTCTTCATGGCTTTTCCTTTTTTCTCAGCGTAAATTCCGACTTTTGAGGCTGCTTCGGCGTCTTCTTGTTCTTCTTGCTTCATCGATTTCTTTGGAACCGATTCGCCCTTTTTCATAGATCCACCGCATTTGCCGCACTTTTCAAGACCTTGCATACCGGCTCCGCACTTGGCGCAAGCAGATTTAACAACTTGGCCTTCCCAACCTTCAACGGAGTTACCTTGGTGGCTGTGTTTAGCAGCTTCAGGTTTGACGAGCTTTTCGTCAGCGTCGTCGGAACCAATTTCTTCTTGGATAACCGTGTCCATAATGTTGCCTTGGATTACGTGAGCTCCGCGAGCCTCTTTGTCCAATTCAACAGATTTAGCTTTTTTCAATGTCATTTCCTCAAGCGCAGCTTTCAACAGGGTCTTCTCGTCAGCGCTCAGGCTTCCCATACGCGCTTTGATTCCTTCTTTTCCAAGAGCTGCAATAGTCTTGAAAAGGGTCTCTTTAGGATCTTCAACGGACTTTGAAAGCTTTTCAGCCATCGCTTCAATTTCTTTGCTAATTTCGTCCATTGTAAACTCCTAAATGCAATCTAAAATAATTATATCAAAGTCAGTTGATCAACTTATCTATCAGCTCGAGCATCCGAATCCGTTCACCCATCTTGGTCCTAAGAACAGACTCGTGATAGACCGGAGGATGATTAGGCTGCGCCTCAGACTCACTTAAGGGCTCCAAAGTCATGGAATCTTGCAGCTTATCATTTAAAGACACCATCGCCTCAGGCAGCATGGGGGGTGGCTCAGGCATTACGGGGATCGGCTTGATATATTCTTTGGCCATAAGGAACTGGACCATAGAGGGAATCGTCATACGTTCAATACGGACTTTGGCGTTGTCTTCCATAGTCTGAACGGGTCCACCTTCTGGAGAGTCCATAAGCCTCACCAGCTTCACATATCCCGTGTACATGCCGTCATCCACTTTAACCAGATGAAGCTCGCCACGGTCGATGGTGATTACTCTGGGCACGTCTCCGTACTGGTATCCTTCCATCACATTGGAAATGATATGAAACCAGTCGTTGTCCTGGCTTACTTGATGTTCCATGGCAAATTTAGCCGTGTCAACTTCAGCTGAATCTTGTTGACCCATCATTACAACAGACTTCTTCACGTTCTTTTTGGCAGCTGCCTCACGAGCTTTGGCATTCAACTCTTTTTTCTTGTCAGACAAAGCTGTTTCGGTATCAGCCATCCGCTTGTGGGTCTTCTCAGCCATGTTGAAATTCTGTTTGAATTGACGAGTATGGAACTTAACTATCTTTTCCATCTCAGGGGGAGGAGTTTTGCCGAGAGCTTTGATCTTTTCAATTTGATAGCTCATCTTTTGAGCTTTCTCATAGTGAAATGATCCCGCCTCTTTGTAGTCGTCCGGAGTGTAGGCGTGGGCCATTGCTTGATCAACGTTCAAATACAGAGGCTTGCCAGAACGAAGTTCGTGGCCTTCAAAGATGGCACCGTTCTCCAACTTGTGAAGCTGTTCTTTAAAGGGGTTCATCTCCACAAGTTTGGTGGCCAAGTCGACCAATTTAGTCCCGTGGCCTTTGATTTCCAAAGCTTGTTTTTGAGTGGTATGGCCTTTAACGCCAGAACCTTCTCCACCTTTGGTGATTCCATAGAATCTCATAAATGCGTTCCTAACTGATTCGTGACGACGAGGATCTTTTTCCAAAGCTTTGGGAAGATTGTGGTCGTCATACCAAGCCCAGCTGGAGACTTCTTTATCAGGGTCCAGCTTCGGCGTGGGATCAACTTGAGACGTAATCAATAAATAGCAGTGACAGATTTTTCCGCCAACGGTATCGATGGTCGGTAGAGTAATCAAGTCACGCTCTTGGGCTATGATGGCCGACTCTTCAAACAGTTCACGAACTGCACATTGTTCAGGAGTTTCGTGATCCTGAGCGTGGCCTCCAGGAGGAGTGCAAATACCATCCTCTTTACGGATGCCCAATAAAGTCTGGCCCAAGTGATTCATTACAATCACTGAGGCAAAGAATTTAGGGAGCTTGAGTTGTTCTTCCGTTTTGGCCTTCATGTTTTCCTAGATGATATTCATGTTTTGGGCTTTGTAGTAATTCTTGAGAATCACCAACATTGAGAACGGGTCATTTGTCACTTTACCAAACAAACGATCCCCGTAATCCTTAATAGTTGCAGAGAACCCTGAGTTTTCTGCAGACTGGGTGGTCTGGATGGATTGACTTAGACCATCCAAGCTGATGCTGGTTCCACCGATACCAGCTCCCAAGATCAAGTGACCTGCAGGAACTAGACAGATAATAGAGGCCAAAAGACCAATCGCTTGGTTCATCAACACCGGGATTTTACCCGTATCAAAACCAAAATCATAGTTGATTTCCCAAAGATGAGGAATCTCAGACGCTCTCAAGATCTCAGGGAAGAACGAACCAGTTTCTGAGATTTGAAGTTGGCTAGGAAAGCGAGTGTTCGGAATAAGACGAATCATACCATCGTGACGTTCCAAACGAATCCATGAAACAGGAATCTCCTGAACAGTTACCGGAAGACCGTTTTCATCTCGGAAATACACCATGCGGAGCGAATTGATCTTGATGACCGGGAAGTTGTCACAAAACATCGTTCCCCACTCGGCATAATCATTCAAATGGTAATCTTTGTATTGAACGTGGCCAATTACCGGAGTAATCGAAATGTCCAAGAAGTGTTCCATGAACGAGATAGCGGTGTCGATTGCTTGCTGGTAGAATTCATCTGCTGGCTGGTTACCGTCTTCGTCACGAATACGAACACCAAACAGATACGTCTGTTTAAGTTTCTCGACCGTAACCAAGGGTTCGGTCTTCTTGCCGTAGGCGTTTGTACCTACTAAGCCTTCATTTGAATTTCCATCGATTGCCATTAGCAATCTCCTTCAAAGAACGTCTTAGCTAAAACGTTGTTGGCGATAGCTTGTTGAATGTTTGTCCCGTCTCCAAGCATGTCCACCGAGATGAGCATGTTTTGGCCAACCACAAGATTGGAATCTACGGACGAGAGCATCACTTGGAAGATAGAACGGTCGTCTGACGGAAACAATTGTGTTGTAGTCTTGGTTAGCGTGGTTCCGTCACTTTGCTTGAAGCCAACAGTTACTACTGCGGTCGTAGGCGGGATGAAACGAATCGCAGCGTCAACATCCAAAAGTTGGAAATTAATGGTGACGTTTTCGCCAGGGATATACGCTACAGATAAAACCTGGGAATAACTATTCAACTGTGGGGAATCATTGAGAATTTGTACAGCAAGCATCTTGGGTAATCTCCATCCGATACATCAGATCAAATTGTACCAAATCGGAGATCGACTTAACTTTACCAGCGCTTCAGAATGCGGCCGACTTCGTAGATCACTCCGATGATGGCTCCAATGTAAACTACAATCTTGTAAAAAGAGGCCATGAACTGGGGAATCTTTTCGACTTTCTTTAAACGACTTTCAAATTCTTGACGGGCTTTTATTTCTAAATTGAGACGTTGGGTGTTTGCGACTGTTCCCTGAATGTGCGTATCCAGGAGATCATTCTGTTTACGGTCTTCAGCTTTAATTACTTCCAGGTCCCGGCTGATGACTTGAGTGGTAACTTCCATCCTAGCCGTTCTTTCGCCAATTTCTGAGAGTTTCTCAAGTATATTGAGGAACTTGTCGTCATTATCCATGTTTCGATCCTGGCAAAATGTAAGTCATCAGAATAAAATTATACCAATGAGACGACTTATAACTTTCAGAATTGGGACTATTCTTGGATAACGTCTTGTAAGTTTATGATGTCTTGGCCGGTCATTTCAGCGTTCTCTAACTCAGAAAGCTTAACGTGGTCTGGTAAGCTGAATTCGATTTGCTGCAACTCTTTGATTTTATTGGAGAAAAGAACTTCGTTAGTTTTAGTAAATACGGCGGAATCTGAGTCTGCGTGGGTCTTGGTATTACCGGCTTCATCTTTTTCTGAAAACTTGAACACTAAGTCTTTTCGCATTTCTTCATAGCGATTGAACTCTTGAACGACCGCTTCGCGAATTTTCTTGATTTTAAAGCCCGTCCGAACGGATACGTTTTGGCTCATCAGCTTGTTGAGGGACATAAAAAAGTTGTGATTCGAAAAGATTTCTAGTTTCATGAAAAGTCCTCCAGAAGAAGTATATTCAACTGGAAGCTTTCGGTAAACTACAAGATTTTCTTTAGCCCAGCGGCTTTTATGATGTTATTTACATCCAAAGGATCAACGTCATCCAAAGGCTGGGTAATCTGAATTCCAGCCAATTGGAGGATAGATGCTGCGATCTTGGAGCAAACATACGTACTTCCATAAGACGGGAACGGATTGTGTACTTTAAAACCTAAGATTTTGCAGACCTTAATATAAGCATCTCCAACGATCTGGATAACACCATACGGTTTATTGGAGTTGTCTATGCAGAATCTCATTATTATCGCGTGGACCTCGTCCAGCACGTCCAATTCATATTCCTCAACAGGAATGGCGTGGCCCAGGAATGAGATATTACTTTCAAAGTTTACGGCCAGATTACTGGCTTGATAATAGATGTCTCTTTGAATTACAGAATTAGTCCACTTTATATAGCAGTGATCATAATTCGATTTGTCAGACCACATGATTGCTTTGGCAAACAGCGTGGGTTTGATTGGACGACTAAAACCAAAAATCAATGTTTTCATAAAGCCTCTTTACGGAATTGAAGTTCCACTATTTAAAACTACTAAAAGCGCTGCAATTCTATCAATGGCGTCTTTTACATCACTAGGCGCTGGAGACGACCAATTTCCAGGAGTTGCTGGGACATACTTTTGATCAGCAGACGTTGCGCCATAGCCTTGACGCGTTCCAGTTAAGACATCAATGGACTCGTTTCTCCATACATTTGAAATGTTGTACGGAGCAGTTCCAGTCTTATTTATCTGGGCAAAAGTAGTTCCTGAGATCTGGAGCGAGACATTTAGAAGGTTCATTGTGTCTGGGGAATTGGCCGTAGAAATGATCGCAGGACTACTTACGAATCCAGAGCCGCCGTCAACGAGAAGAGACCCTGCAGTTTGCGTAATAGTTCCTAGGTTCTCGTTGTTGTATAAGGCCAAAGTTACATTTGATGAATTCAAAGTGAATGTCGGAGCTCCTCGGGTACGCCACATGCTAACTTGGCTGCCAGCCGACGGAGTTCCTGCGATATTGACTACTCCGTTTATTGTGCAGTCGATAAATTCATGCCACCTGGCCCATGAACCCGTATATTGAATTCCTCCGCCGCCGCCAAAGTCCACATTCGAAAAGTAATTTCTTCCTTGAGATGTGTCTATCAGATCTGGTTGTGTTCCACCTGGATAGGCTATTTTAATGTCCTTAATCCGCACTCGTGTGGTAGATCCAGACAAAGTGACATTTCCGTTGATCTTGATCGTCTGACTGTCTTTTGCGGTGGTTGTGTATCCTTGAATAGTAAGACCATTTGGCCAATTATTTATGGTGACGTTTTCAGTGGGACTATCATGCATTAGAATCACAACGTTGGCGATACCTAGTCCGATTCCTGCGTTTATCGCGCCTTGAAGAGTGTTGTATGGTTGGTTGTAACTTCCAGTTTGAGTCGATCCTGAGTAACCTGTGAAACAATGTAATTCTGCGTAAGCTGGAGTCAGCATCGCAGTAAGTTGTGATACCGTCAGATCTATTGGATTTGCAGTAGAAGTTCCGTTGTTTCCTTTAATGGTCCCAGGCGCCATTTGCGAAAGCTTTGCATTGGTTACTACGTTATTGGCAAGACTTCCTTTATACTGATTCGTTTGAATGAACAAATACAAAATTCCAAATAGTGGATTCTGATTAACGCATACGGCTATGGGTGCATCTCCTGCGTTCACCGGGTTAACCACAAGGCTTCCGGAACTATCGCAGTAGAGTTCTGTTCCTGGGGTCCACGCACTAGTATTTAAGTCATAAATCAAGCCCAGAGTGTAGATTACACCCACTCCTGAATTTGAAATAGACTGAACTGTTAGACCAAACGCAGGAGCTGCGGGGCTTCCTAAAACAACTTGTGGGTAAACTGTACCCATTCCATTTAGTTGGACAATTTTAAGACTCGAAATAGAAGACCCAGAGTTGTTTTCAACCAACACCCTGGAACTTTGGTACTTATCCAAACTAGAAGAGTTTAGCATTTAAACCCTCCCGTTATAAAACAGTTGCTACGACAAGAGATGCTGCGTTTTCTACTTGAGTAGCCGCTGCGTCAACATTTGCAGCTGCTGTTGTAATCGCAGAAGTTGCGCCGCTTAGGGCTGTAACTTCGGTTCCTAGATTAGTCACATCAGTTGCCAACGAGCTTTCGGTAGACGCAATATTGACCGAAGTTGCCTGTAGATTGGTGACTAAGGTTGACATGTTACCGAAATCAGCGTCTAAGCTGCTTTGAGAAGCTCTTGAGGATACCGCAGCATCTAAATTATTCAATCTAGTATCAGTAGTCAAAAGCGGGTTGGTCGGGATAGCCGCAACAGACGCGGCCGAGGACCTACTTGAAACCGCAACGTCTAAATTATTCAACCTAGAATCTGTAGTTAGCAACGGATTAGTTGGGATAGCAGCAACTGAGGTTGCTGAAGCTCTTGATGAAATATCTACATCTAAATGATTTAGACGAGTATCAGAGGTCAACAAAGGATTCGTTGGGATTGCGTTTAAAGTTGTCTGAGACGCCCTAGATGAGATTGTAGCATCCAAATTGTTAAGTCTTGCATCTGTAGTTAACAAAGGATTTACAGGAATTAAATTGACGCTTGTTTGGCTAGATCGCGTATTTACAACAGTGTTTGAGGCTGGATCTGTTGGCAAATTGTCAGTCTTAGCTTTGATAGCTGAGATGTTTGCGCTATCCGTGGACAGTGAAGTAATTTTGGAAGTTCTTACTTGCTCAAAAGAAACTGATGACAAAGAGTAATCGAAGAACACTACCACATCGGTTTCGACCATTGACGACGTCACGGTGAAAACTCCGGTGTACTTCCCGGTAGACACTTTTGTCATAGCGGCTTGGGCCTGGAGTACATTCCCCTGACTGTCTTTGACCGTAAAATTCAGAGTTGAAGAATCTGGGTCAACTGGAGAGCCTGTACTATTAAACACTGAAGCATAGAAGGTGTAGGCTTTCGTGTTTGAACCAGTTTGCTCATCCATAGTAGACGGAACAACTCCAGAGAAATTTGAGTTATTCTGAATGCTACCCAATCCTGAGATCAGAGAATTGTATTGTGTAAGTGCCACAGATGCCAATTGCGGAGTGGTTGGGATAGCCGCAACAGAAGTTGCCGATGCTCTTGATGAGACCGTTGCGTCTAAGTTGTTTATGCGACTATCCGTGGTCAACAGCGGGTTTGTAGGAATAGCTGCGACTGATGTTGCTGAAGCTCTTGATGAGATGGTTGCGTCTAAGTTGTTTAGACGAGAATCAGTAGTCAGCAGCGGGTTTGTAGGAATAGCGGTAACACTAGTTTGGGAAGCTCTCGAAGAGACAGCAACATCCAAATTATTCAGTCTAGTGTCGCTTGTCAACAACGGATTAGTTGGGATTGCCGTAACACTAGTTTGGGAAGCTCTCGAAGAGACAGCAACATCCAAATTATCTTGCAGCGCGGCCCTAGCGTTAGTCCACTGCGCGGTGGATAAGGCCGTGGCGGCTGGTGCAAGAGTTGATGTGTTAACGTCAACATTGGCTTGGAGAGCGGCTCCAAACGTTCCGGCTGCTACATGAGCCGACTTCAATTGATCCCAAACTGCCGCAGCCAGATTCGCGTAGTTAATATTGGCGATGGTTGCTGACTGAGTAGCTAAATTAGTGTCAAATATTCCCACTGCAGTTTTTGCGCGTACTCCAACATAGTAGGTTTGACCAACTTGAAGCACGTTTCCGACGTTATTTAAGAAAAATCGCTGGCTGGTTCCAAAGAATGAACCAATTGGAGTTGTACTGAATAGGTTAGTTGAAGTCGCAGCCTGGACGTAAATAACGTATGTAAACGGTGTTGCCCCAGATCCGGTTGCAGCAGACCAACTTGCAGTTAAGCTACCGTCCGAGTTTTGCGTCAAAGACGAAATCCCACCAAACGTCGGAGGCGTCGTGTTATTTACGGATGTATTTGGTAATAGCTGCGAGGCTTTACCAAAGTATTGACTGTAGGCCATTATGACTCCCTAATCGAGCATGTAACCCTAACTCCTGGAGGAGTCGCCCACACATACCGTATCTCGGTAGTTAAGGCTGTGTTTGCGATGGTCCCCAAGCTATTCCAAGACGATCCGTTATTAGTTGTGTACTGAAATAACGAGGGAGTTGACGTCGTGTCTGCTGACGCAACTAAGTTTCCGCTATCGTCGTAAGCTCTGAAATAAAGAGTAGGGACTACGGATCCAAAGGCTGATCCATATGTTTGTGTCATACGAAAAGCAGTATAAGCTGGAGTGGCTCCATTCTGCGTAGTGTTATCAACAGAACCTTCCCAGTAATCCGACATTTCGTTTGTCAGTACGACTGTATACACGAAATCATTTAGTTGCGACGGCGTGTTTGCGTCTAAGGTTGCAATTTGGAATTGAGCCATTAATTGAAATGCTGGTCCTATAGCAACTGAACTTAGGTCTTGGGCTGTCTTTATTGATACCCAACCACCTGAGGCGCTGCTAAACATGGCGTCCCCAGTAGTTGGAGCAGATCTGATGAAGAAATTCATAGAATCAGTGTAATCAAATAACTGCTCCAGAGAATCTATATATTTCAAAATGCTACCAGCTGGAACTGTCAACACTGGAGAGATTACACTAGATGATCCAAACATGCTATCAGAATATAAATCAATGAACACGCAGCCACGCTGTCCCACGGTATTTCCACATACAAATAGCCAGCCGCCGTAACAGCTAGTATCCGTGGTGGAAGTCAATCCCGCCTGAACAGTTACTGGATTAAGGGTTTCTAAGTACGTGTCTGTTTGGCCACCAAAAATTGTTGTGATATTTGATGCTTGATACGGCTTGACGACATAAGTAGAAGTATTTGTGGCATAGATGAATTTATCGATTGCATAAGGTGTGTTTTGACCGGAATATGTACCGCTGATAACAGTCGGAGCCGTTATGTCTATACCAGTTCCAGTGATATTTACGCCAGAGAAAGTCATAGACGCCCAGGTACCTGATCCAGAAGTTAAATCTGAGATTTTACCCAAATACAATCCAGTAGTCGTGAGCATGTAGATGCAGTCTTGACCGTTTAAATTTGTGTTTGCGGGAGCTAATGTTGGTTTTGCATAGCCAATTGAGTTATTCTGAAGGATAGTTCCTAGCGTAAAAGCTGGAAGTGTTGCTGTTTTAAAATTAAATAATGAACCGCAAATCCCGAACGCTCTCATCATCGTAAAGCTAGATCCAGCACTTGTCGGAGTGACCGCAGCGCCTCCAGATGTTGTTGCTAAGTTGAAGTAATAATTTCCAGAGACTAGTTGTAGATCTCGGACGAAGTAAACGTTTGAAGCAGCAACCTGCGAAGTACCTGCAACCCATGCGTTGAAATTTGTAGGAGGATTACCAGTTCCAGCTTGCAACACAATTTGATCGCCGTTGGCGTAACCGTTGTTCGAAGATCCCATTGTAAAAAATGCAGAAGGGGATGTACCTGCGTATAAGGTGGTTTGCGCAGATACTCCGTTAGTGATGATTCCTGCAACTGTCGGGGTAAGTGATAAATCCCAGGAATAGACTACTGGAAGAGCCAACGTACCGTTTAACTGATAAACTTTGGTATTGATCGATCCCGAAGACGACGCTTGCGGTAGGGCTAATCCCCAAGAAGTAGTTGCAACATGAGCTGCTCCAAGAGCTCCCGAGTCTTGAAGAAAGTACACTGCCTTTTGATTAGACCCGTTTGCTGCGTAGATCGTAGTGCCACCTACGGTAAAATCTGTCGTAGATAATCCCCATCCTACAAAATTACCACCGTTGATTATAACGCTACCGGTTGACGAGACGATAGGGTAAATCAAACCACCAGATTCGTAAACTTTAAAACCGCGCCAGACTTCAGTTGTAGCTGCAGCATTCGCCAGAGACATAGTAACTTTACCGACGTAGGAATATACTCCTGTAAGGTTATTAAAATTGAACAGCGCAATCGTCGGAGTAGCTGACACGGGACCTATAAAAAACAAATGATTGGTTGCTGGATTAAAATAGCTCATCGAAGGTACAAATCCTGCGATCGTTTGTACGTCTATGAATTGGGTCAGAGCGGGTCCAATTACGTTCTGTGAGTTGATTGATTTTTGAAACGCCCGACCGGTCATGGTCGTTTTTCCGTTATTAGCGTAAGACGTTTGTACGCTGGCTTGTAGACCTGCTAAATATGTTTTCATATTCTACCCCGTGTAGATTTCTAGCGCTGATGGCGCCGTAGTTAAAATTTGAACTGCTCTATCTTGCGTAATCAATCCTGCATATACTAAGTAATTTATTCCGGCTTGAGTATCGGCTCTGTTTAGGTCGACGTAGGTTGCCACCATAATATTCTGCATTAATATAGCTGGCACACTAGACGGATTTGCTTCCACGTACGTGAGTGTTGCTAATCGTTCAGGAACTGTAAATCTTTGAAGCATTGCCAACTTTGTTATTTTACCAGAAGACGAGACACTCGGGGGAAGTAACTGGTTTCCAGTAAATATCCAGCCAACTTGCGGCCACGGCGTTAAATTGGTCACGTCTATGGCGGCTTGGGCATTTTGTGCATACTGTCCGTAGGAACTATCATCTTGTGTCATAATCACCGCAGTGACTACATCGTTATTTACTATAGCTAAAATCATGGCGTGTAAGTCCTCGTGACATTAACCAGTTGATTGCTCATGTTGTATGTTATGTCTTTTTCTAAAGTTTGGCCATCTAGTACTCGGGTAACCACAACTTTGGTGACGTTGCTTCCAGTGTACGTGAACGTTTTATTGAAAATGTGAATTGCTTTGGCCGAAGAGTCCCAGATGTTGTACTGGGTGAGTTTTCCTGAACCATCATAAGTCGTTTCTGCATAGTTAGACGCGTAAAGAATATCCCATGCCAACTCCAGAGACAGCGCGTCTGGGAACTGAAGGGCGCTGAGTTCTGCTTTAGTAATACCTATGCTGTTGACGTAGATGATTCCATTTACAGGGTCTTGAGACAGAACACTACCGATTGGCGTGTTGATCACCGTGCTAGTAACGTTACCATAAATGTCGCAGTATAGCGTCGTGCCTACCGTCCATGCACTTGTGTTCACGCCGTTCATTAGACCTAACGAGGTGATGTAACCAGTAGCACCATTTGCGATTGAGGATTGGGTGATACCCCGGACCACATCCGTTGCACTATTGGCTAAGATAACCTGCGGGTAAAGAGTTCCCATGCCGTTAAATTTAACGACTTGCAGGACGCCGATCGTTGCGCCGGTGTTGTTTTCAATTAGTTCTGAGGATGGGGCATGAAGATCGCCCCCTCGTAGATTACGATGTTTCATTATGTAGTCACCACGTTACCGTCGTTATCTGTAACCAAGGCGTCGTCAGCTTCAAAATACGCTCCAGAAACTGGATCATACACTGTAAGGGGATTGCCAGCGGGGTTCAGGCTGTGAGTCACCACGCGGTTAGGCTCAAAATTGCGAACCATGTCCAATTGCCCGGTGAACGGGTTTAGAACTGCTTCGTCTTTGTCTTTTGCAATTGTGGTGATAGGGTTGCTCATCTACGCCTTCTTATATTCAGATGCCCCAAAGGCATCATACGACACATCAATATTACCAACTGAAACACTTGCCAGGAAAAACTGATATTGAATGGGGTTGCCATTCGAATCCTTCACAATCTTGACGTCGTCAAAGGACGTAGGGGCAAGACCGGACGCTCCTGTAGCAGATGTTGGGTTACCCAAAGAATCAACCTGGATCACTCGTAAAGCCACGACCGGCTCTTCTTGATAAACTGCACGCTGATGGTCTTGTGTAGGTATGGCGGGTCTGAACTGTTCGTCGGCGCTGATCATTGGGTGATCCGTGGTGACGAACGCTAACAAATTAGACCGGTCGGTGAGGCTACCGTCTACTGGACCAAGTTCTAGACTTTGGGCAGATGAGACTCGTTTTACTTGATACTGGGAAACACTAATGGAGTCAGAAAAAAGCTTGACAATTTGCTTGACGAAAAAGGACGAGGCATCGGAGACTCCAAGTTGGCCGTACTGAGTACCGTTTGAAGTAATAGATTGCGGTGGAACTGCGCTCCACTTCTTCTCAATAGCCATTGGTTGTCCTCTATAAAACCCATCGGCCCAATTTTCACCAGACCATGAACTACCCTTGTAGCTCAGGATATTATACCTAATTTGGACTAACTTCTGAGGGTCTCGTGAATCTTGGTCAGGAGATACTTATTGATGTCTCGGTATTGCTTGAATTGGGAATTCAAGTAGACTCGTTCCAGGTCCAGACAATTCTGCTTTTCGTCGAGGAATCTCAAGACGACTACCTTTTTGTTGGAATCAGACTTCCGACATTCCAAAAGCTTGACGCCTTCCAGCATAAGGAAAGACGCCAAATCGACATTCTGGGTTTCGAAGATCTTCAGGTCTTTCATTAGGTCTTAATGTTTCCGCCGCGGTTGTAGGTGCGCTTTGTCGACTTAACTTCCGCAGTTATGTCTTCTGTAGTTAATTTTGGCTGCATAATTTCAGGCTTTACTTCCTGCTCAGACAGTACATTTCCGTCAAAATCAGCCGTAACTATAGTTTCTCTAACAGTTGTCATTTTTTGAAGTTCGGCGGGATTTTTAACTAAAGTACCTTCCCTAGACTGAAGCTCGCCCAGATGATTATAGCCGGCGATCTGACAGCAAGTCCCAATGTACCACGGGCCAATGTTGTATTTAAAGTTAGTTACATTCTTACCGCAGCGACATTTAATAGGAATCAGATTCATTGGCATCTCCGATGTGATTTAAGATTCTACTCATGTCATATTCGAATGTAAACTTTTCACTGTGTAGTCGGTCGAGTTCTTGAGTCAAAAGCCAATCCACCACGTGATCCGTGGAGATGTGCTCAGTTCCATATTGAGCCATGATTTGGCTTAAGATCCTGGCTGGAAGGCGGCGTGACCAATGGGTCATTTGAGAATCCTTTCCATACGTAATTTAGACCATTCCGGGTAAACCCCATTAATTTTTAAAGTAGAGTTGTTGAGTCTTTGTTCTCTGGTTAAATGATCGTAGCCTTTGGGAACGTACTCCACGAGATATCGGATGAAGTCGCAGCAAACATCCTCGACATCATAAGGTCGACCTTGGACTGCTTTACAGACTTCAGTCATACATTTCTCAAAGTAGTCGTTTCCGCGTTCTTTGTCAGTCTTTTCCTTCTCAAACATCAAATTGAAGGATCTGATGCAATTTGCACCATAGTAGCAATGAGACTTAGGATCCACTAACTCAGGGTAATACTCAGCGGTGTCCATAACGAAGGCAGTCATGACGAAGTGCCACTGCTTGAAACCACGTTCTTTGTGCCACGCACAGCAGAAGTCAACAGCCTCTTTAATCCCAGTTGGCTGATTGGTTTCATATTCACGATTGATCAAAAACGTCATATAGTCGTCTACGAATTGTTCAGCGAAGTTGTCAAAGTAATACTGTTGAGCCAAACGATATTTGGATGGGTTCCTGTTCTTCAACGAAGGTGGTTGGTTACCTACGGAAGTGACCATTGGTTTTACGCACGTTGAAATATATTCTCGTGCACAAGCAATGCCATGCTCTCCTCTGAGAACTATAAGAGAGGCCAGTTCCTCAACGTGATTGTTGTGGTAACCGTGTTCTTTAGGATTGCGGCTCCCGTCAGGGAGTAGGGTCGGCTGAAATGAGGCGCCTGAACCAGTAAACCTGTGGAATAGGTGTAGAAACTGAAATGCTTTTGGATCGATTCGTTTTGAGAAGTCTGCGTAGCGGACAAGGTCTTTTCTTTGTCTGACTCCATGAATGTCCTCCAGAGCTTTTGAGAAACCTGCTTGGCGACGATGAACTGTATCGTAGATGGTAATGTTGTCCATCAATGGATCATTTACGTTGACTTTGACATTTCTGACATTAGAGTCTTCTAAGTCTGCAGCCTTGGAATAGTAATGTAGAAAGTCTTGGAAAAACTCAGTCTTAATCATTTAGGGCTTACTCCTGAGGCCAAAACTATCTGGCAAACGTGTTCAAGACGTTCAATGTGTTCAAATGCATCCCAAGGACTTTTACCAACAGCGCAAACGCCGTGACCAGCTTGGCCAACAATATCAAACATAAGCATGGGCGCGTCTCCATCTTCCCACGAGGTCATGGCTGCGAAGGTTTCTCGAGCTAAGATGTCTGACGTTACTGGAAGAACTCGTACAGTGGGAGCCACTCTGGTGTACCGTCCAACTTCAGGAAACTCTGCAGCTAATTCTTGTAGGTTGAATCCTCGGTGCATTGCTGCGATTGTGTAAGTTGGATGGAGATGAACCACTGAGCGGCATGAGGTCGGAGCAAAGTCTACTGTCTGAAGTAGGCGGTGCATTTCAAGTTCACCGGAAGGTTTTCCTATTACGTCTCGACGTTTTAAAGATCCATCATCACGGACATAAGCTTTAAGGATATGCTCTGGGTGGATGATTGTCTTGCGCCACCCGCTTGGGGTGATATAGAACTTGCTTTGACGACGAACCGAGATGTTTCCATCTCTGGTAGTAATCCAGCCACGCTTGTGGGCTTCGCGCATTATGTCGCCCATCGATGTAAGCATTAGTCTCTAACCTCTCCCCAGTTACGCTGGGAATCTACACGGTCAAACAGGGTTGCATCTTGGAGTTTAGGTTCTTGACCTACGTTCCACATCCACACATTTGCATTTGGATTCATTTCTTTACCTTGTTTCACGTACTTCCACACCTTGGCATCATAAGTAGAGACGGTCGGGAACGGCGGAAGACTCGGCTTACTTTCAGGAGCTTGGAACTCTTTGGGTTCAATAATCGGGATCGCACGGCCGAGTTCGCCAGTTTTCATATTGCGAGAAACAGTCACTGCAAAAAACACTGTGTTAGGCCAACCGATTTGAAGACCACGAACAAGGACCCCAGTAGATGTGGCAACGTAGCATGCAGAAGGTTCACCATACACTTCTTTTAAATTCATCGCAACTCTGGATGCACACGCGACCACGAGCTCATGTTTGAGACCGAGTGGAACGAACTTAGCTCCGTTTTCATCCGCCCACTTCTTCGCCATCAGATTTAGGTTGGGCATGGCAGCAATTCTGCGAAACATCGGGATTGCTCCACGTTCAATGCAGCAAGCTTGATGTAAACTGATACGCTTGGAAGACGGCATGAACAAAACCACTTTCTTGCCGTACTTCTTTGCGATCTCGAGGATAGATACTCCAGCCAAACCTACGCGTGGCTGGACGTATACCAGAGTGTCCTCTTTGATGGACTGGACAAGTAGGTCGGCGAAGCGACATTTGGATCCAACCATCATGTCGTCTCGAACTACTTTGATGCCTTCGTGTTCTTCAACTACTGGAAGACCATAAGGATCCTGCCAATCTTGAGTGACCTCTCTGAACCAATCAGGTCCAAATTTGTCAAGCTCTAGATGCTTTCCGTCCACTATATGGTTGTTGTGACTCATCTTCTGGTACCATCCTACATTTGAACTGGATTATACAAACGTCCAGTTGATCTTTGCACATCTTTTCTTCGATTCCGTAAACTTCGTCCGTGGGCTTTTTCTTTATCACTTTGATAACGCAGTCAGAATAGTCCTTTAAACAAACCCTACACGGTTGTAGTTCCGGTGGTTTGGTCATCGCAGGTGACCTTAACTTGTGTGGCAAGGATGCCTGAGCCATGCTCATAGCCAGCAATAGGTTTATCATAGGTGCTCCATCTGTTGGTGTTTTCATCTAGGTCCCAACGATAGAACTCAGGGCTCAAGTGAACGCTCTGTGGTTTCTCCATTACGTCAAACTTAAACTTCCCCTGTTCATCGAAGAAGACTTCAGGAAATTTAACTACGTCGTATCCAAAATGTACAGCTAATTCGTCAACCATTGCGTTGTAAATGTTTCTGACACGGTTACGCTCTTCCCAAGATCCATAGAAGGGAGTGCCCTTATAATATCCGGTCTTGGGTAATTCTCGAGATTCGTCCTCGATCCCAACCGTATGGCACACTGTGACAGTGGAAATACCAAGCATCATTCTTAAATCATTCAATGTGCACATAAGAGATTGGGCTAAGTTGGCCGTAGCAATTTCTGGTTTGTCTTGGCGGCACAGGTGATGCCGAACGTCGATGTTTGACATGTGAACCATCAAGTGCATAACTCTTCCCTCAAACTTATCCACAAGTGATAGGATGGTGGAGTTGGTCAAAGACCCGTAAAGGGTTCGTCCATCTTGACGCTCAATCATGTAGTCCGGGGTCCAGACGCTCGGAGTATGCGAGTCACCAATTAACAGTTTGTTGGTGGGATAGGCGTGGTCGAACGTTCTGGTCTTTTGAAGAACCAGATCAACATCCGTTAGAAACGTCTCCGGTGTTGCTTTGAACGCTTCGCAACTGGAGGCGTTGTTTCTACGACCTTCAAGTACGGAGAGGTTAGGAACGTCATTACGCCAAGAAAAAAGATCACCCTTGAAATTCTTGATCTCGTTGAGTCTTTTGAAAACTTTCTCATCTAGTCCACCAAACATATTAAGGGCACCTGAGTACTCGGCACCAAGATCAAAAATGATTACGTCAAAGTCAGACAAATTATCTTTGTTGTCCAGGATCTTACCTTTCTTGTAACCTAGGTTCTGAAGTTGGCACTTGAGGAGTCTAGCCCAACCGCCTTTATGGGACCCGTCTCTGGTTGTGATATTTGATAGTAGATTAGTAATACCAATCCGCTTGGAGTGGAAGACTTCAAAGTCTGAGAAAAACCTTACGCCCATAAATACTCCCTGCACTTTGAAAGTTCTTGTTCTATAAACCCGGGTTGGTTGAGTTTGCGGTTAAGACCGCTAGGGTGAGGAAGACTATAATGACGAATTCCCATAAGACTGAGAGCATAACCAGCTGTCGCTCCGAGAGTGATGATTTTATCATATCCCTGAGAAATCTCATGAATGTATTCACGCTTCACGTCCTTTAAACTTATAGGACCGTGACTATTAGCGACGTTGCAGAAACTTACGATGTTTAAATCAAGTGCGTCAAGCCAGGTTTTTAGTTTACGAATTGTAGGACAAGTTCCACCCTTCGTGGACGGGTTACTCCCCAGAATCAGAACTCTCATCGTGAGACTCCTTTTGATATTTCTCTAAACACTTACGGATGGAATCCGCGGTAATCTCACCCTTGTGCCCTACCGCGCAATTCACCAGGTACTCTTGGCATTTTGTTGTACCACCGTATACTGAGATAGGACACGCTGACATTAAAATGGTTACCAAAAGATCGGACACTGTTAAGTCCCCCTGTTTATATAAAAGATTATCCCACGTCCTTGATCAAAAGTGAAATGTACCGAGAGATCTTGTCGTTCATTCGAATCTGCTCATTGTATGTTGCGTTCATTTCCCGGACTTTATCTTTGAGCTCATTGAGCTTTTCATCGTTTTGTTTTTCGGTGATAGTGTCCTGCTTGTGGATAGCTTGATCCTGGATACGTTTCTTGAGCTGCTCCAAATTGAGACGACCTAGATCTTCAATAAGATTAGGTGATCCATTCCGCTTGAGGTATCGTTCTAATTTGGTACGTTCTTTTTCAAGGGTAATTTCTTGGCTCATTTGCTCTCCATTAGTGGTTCTGGTTAACTAGAGAATACCATTTCACCTTGAGATAGTAAATTGTCTAGAGTTGATACAAACTACCGAAACTGTTCACCAATATATAAGAAGGTAGTTACCATCCTTTATCGGGAGGATCTTATGGCATCGATCTACAAGGAATTAACTGTTGAGACCCGGTCTGGTAAAACTGTAACCGCAGGAGTGACCGTATATGGAAGCCACGACAAATCGTTTGGAGCAGACGCAGACGGAAACCGTGGCATCGAAGTATGGCATATTA